GATGCCAGAGAGATTATTTTGCTCTACCTGAAGGATCAGGGGAGTGTTCCACCAGCAGCATAAGGATGTGCTATGTCACTCGTTTTCTTTTTTATTATCGGATTTTTTGTCGGTTCATTTGGAATGTATTATTCCGTTCCTTATATTTATCTGCCAGTCGGTTTCCTCGCGCAACAAACTCAAAAACTAATCAAGATTCTATTAGCATGGCTCTCGCCAACTAATAAATAGTGCAACCACTCCTCGTTGTGTTTATCACAACATTTGCCCCATCTTAGGATGGGGATTTTTTTTTAGGAATTTAAAATGATTGTTTCAAGATGTTGTAAAAAAGATGTATGGGTTTATCACGGGAATGAAGGGACGTCTTTTTACGTCTGTGGATGCTGTGATATGGCTTGTGATACCCTGGATGGGAGTCAACTAATCAAGGATGACACCCATGACCCTCTCGCCAGAGATACGGGCTGCCTTGAAGCAGCTGCTTGTGCTTCATGAAGGCTATAGAAAATTTCCATATCCAGATACTGAAGGTAACATAACAATAGGCATTGGTTACAATCTAACGGATCGTGGTTTACCTGATGCTTGGATCAATCAACAATACGAAGAAGATGTAAATTATTTCTGTTCCCGCCTTAACGAAGATTACCCCTGGTTTAAACATCTCACTCCTGCAAGACAAATGGTTCTCATTAATATGTGCTTTATGGGCTACAAAAAAATAGCCGGATTTAAGCAAATGATTAAAGCCTTGGAAAAAGGGGACTACAAAACTGCCGCGGTTGAGATGCTTGATAGCCAATGGGCACGTGAAGTGAAAGGTCGAGCAACCATGCTCGCTGACATGATGCGTGATAATCGGATGTTTAAGGACGGAGCACTTGCATGGGCATCCTAGTCAGTTTTCCTGAAGGTCACATAATTGAGTACATTGAGCAAAAACCTGCACTTCAATTTGATATTTCAAGAGCTATTAAAATTGCTGAAGACTATTTCAAGGAGAATGTTCGTGGGAATATTGAACTGGCTAGGGATAGGAAAGGACATAGCAGAACCGATCAACGCAGTATCAAACCTATACACGACTGACAAGGCAAGACTGGAGGCTGAAGCCAACCTCACTGACATGCTCTCAAAGATCCCATTGGGCCAGATAGAGGTAAATAAGGAACTTGTCAAGACCGGTCGATTTTTCGATTCTGGATGGCAACCGCTCCTTGGTTGGACAGCAGGCTTTTTGGTTTTGCTCTATTGGGGACCGCAGTTGGTTGTTGCGAATTACATCTGGGCCCTTACCTGTATTGCTCAAATGGATGTTTTGCCATTTCCAGTCAAACCCGATGAGATCATGAATCTCGTCTGGCTACTGTTTGGTTTTGGTGGATATTCGCTAATTAAACAAAAATTTATTCGTTAGGAGTTCACTTACATAAACAAAACTTCTGAGTCATAATTGTACGTAGTTTGCAAAAGGAATTTGCATCTGTGAAAGCCAACTCGCCAGGGCGACCAACAGAATTAACACCTATTGTGAAACAGCGCATTTTGGAAGCTGTTCCACAAGTCATCATACCCGCACAAGTAGCGGCACTAGCTCGCGTCCCCAAACAAACACTCTCCGATTGGTTAATTCGTGGCGATAAAGATATTAAAGCTGGCACTGATTCAATTTATGCGCAATTTTCGGACGATTTCAAGCATGCACAAGCTAAAATAGTCCAAGAAACGCTCGCATTCCTTCGTTTATGTCCTAAAAACTATCAAGCACTCACCTGGATATTAGAACGCTGCTTCCGTAAGGACTTCGGCTCTGATTCAGAGGAAATCAAGGAATTGATCAGAAATATCGAACTCATTATGAAGTCACGCAATGGAGGTTTAAGAAATGGCGATACTGAAGCTGAAATCACGCAATAAATTGCCCTCATCAAAGTTTGGGTTGCCTGGGGAACGTAAATATCCGATGCCGGATAAAGCCCATGCAGCTAATGCAAAAGCCCGCGCAACCCAGATGGTTAAAAAGGGCAAGCTCTCGCCCACATCGAAAGCAAAGATTGATACCAAGGCCAACAAAATCATTAACCGATAAGGAAATCGTTATGAAAAAGAAAATGCCAGAGAAAAAGGTTCAGAAAAAAAAAGAGATGCCAGCGCCTGGATCAAAGAGCGTAAAAAAAGAGCCATCACCAATGGGAAACGTACGCGCCAACAAAACGTTAAGAGGCTACCGAAAATGATATTTAAAACAAAAAGAAAAATATCGGTTGCGTTAACACCTGAAGAAAAGGAATCGGCTTTGTTAAGACGAGAGATGATTCGTGTTGAAGCAGCAGAGAAGAAAAGATTATCAGAGGAAAGGGAAGCAGCCATTCTCGCAAGCATCCCTGAAGATCGTCCCGCTGGTTACAACATCCATGGTGAGAAGATGATGATATCGAGCATCTTCCGTCAAGCCATTGATGACATATTGGCTTACCCACATCCAGATATGTCTAATCCCGACAAATATAAGAAAGATTCGCATGCTTATTTAAGCATCGATGCCAAAAGGTTTTTGAATAAGGATAACGAGCTTTTCTGTATCTACTGTGAGTTGCTTGATATGGACCCAGCTTATGCAGAGAAAAGTATTTATCAACTGATTAAAAATCATTTAGCAACAAATCCTCCAAGGAAGAAACAGAAAAGTCAGGAGAAAAAATGCAATGCAATAACTGTGACTATCCTCAATCAACTGTTGTCAGTACTCGCCACGACGATCTCCATAACACGGTTATTCGTCGAAGAGAGTGCTTGCGCTGCGGCGTGAGATTCACAACCAGTGAAAACTTGCATAAGCCCTTCAGGAGTTATGAGAGGAACCATGATGGGAAGTTTACGAACACAAAGGGATAGCGTATGAGTTTGTCTCAAGCATTAAAGCTTTCGCGCCAGCTTGTTGATCAAGCCAATATGCGTACCTATCAGCATTTGGATTTCAACGGACAGGAGACGCGTATTTATGCAAGCGATCGAGACAAAATCTATATACCTTCTAACACGGCGAATCTATTTCATTCAGATGATAGTTTTGTTCGTCTTGTTATGGGTCCTTTTGGCTCAGGTAAGTCAACAATGTGCATTCAGGAAATTACAAGACGCGCTTGTGCCATGCCAGTTTGGTTCAACGGAAGAAGACGATCAAGATGGGCCATTGTCCGTAATACAAGTGGCGAATTACAATCCACCACCCTCCAAACCTGGCTTACATGGTTTGGTGAGCTTGGTGACATTAACAAAAGACAGAAGCCAATCCTCACCTACGAACATACCTTCAACGATGGTAAGGGTGTAGTTGAGCTTGAGTTAATCTTTATTGCGTTAGACCGTCCGGATGATGTTCGAAAGATCAAGTCATTGGAATTAACTGGTGTCTATCTGAATGAAGCATCTGAACTTCCGCAAGCAGTGTTAAGTCATTTCAAAGGTCGAGTGAACGGTCGTTATCCATCAAAATCATTTTGTCCCGAACCTTACTGGTCTGGAATCATTGCTGATACCAACCCACCGGAAGAGGACCACTGGATATTTAAGGATTTCGAAGAGTCACAGTCACCGAGTTACAAGATTTTCCATCAACCTCCGGGGTTAATTGAAAATGAAGATGGCACTTATTCCCAGAACCCAGATTGCGACAATGCTGCTAATTTGTCAGCTAGCTACTATACAAAGTTGGCAGAGAATCAGAAGCAGGGATTTATCAAAGTCTATTGTATGGGCAAGTATGGCATTGTTGAGTCAGGAAAGCGGGTCTACCCCGAATATAATGACGACATCCATTCCGTTGACAATATCCCAGCCATACAAGGCGAACCAATCCATCTCGGATGGGATTTTGGATTAACGCCTGCTTGCGTTGTTCTTCAATTCACACAACGTGGTCAATTACGCATATTGAAAGAATATACCGCTGAAGACATGGGTATCAGAACATTTGCTAAGAGTATTGTGATACCTGGTCTTCAACGAGATTTCCCTTATTGCAAAGTTGGTGAATCTGAAGCTGATCCTTCCGGTATGGCAGGTGATGACATCATGGAAGAGCTATCTTGCATTGGTGAATTAAATGCAGTGGGAATAAAAACAAATCCAGCCAACACCAATGATATTGATTCACGCATTGCATCAGTACGATTCTTTTTAAACATCATGATCGATGGTAAACCCGGACTCATTATTGATCGAACTAATTGTCCAACATTACGCAAAGGTTTCATGAATGGTTATCACTTCAAGCGCATGAGTATTGCGAATGAAGAACGATTTCACGATGTGCCTAATAAAAATAAATTCTCACACCCGCACGATGGATTGCAATACATCTCAATGAAGTTTGCATCGGATCGCATATTAAGTGAGAAAGCACCAAAACAGATTGTTGATGTTTATAACCCTGTGATGAGGATTTTCTAATGAATGAATCAGACAAGAATCGCAAGGAAGTCATTGCTAATGACAATGATATTAAACGCCAAGTTCCTGGGATCACCACGAACAAGGAAAAGCGAGCACCAAATTCTGAGTTGAAAAACGAGGAATTATTTTATCGATCCATTAACCGTTAAGGAGAAACAAAATGGCTATCAATCAAGTTCAGCAATTTACAATTAATTTTCCAGGACAGAACAACATCGTTCCTCGTATTGGTCATTTATATGCGCCAAATAATACCTTAGCGGAAATCTCTGCTGCTGGATATTTAGATGGTTATATCAAAAGCCAAGGCTTTAGCTTGCTCGCAACGGATGTCGTGCTTGCTGTCGGCTCAAATGGTACGCAATGGTACAAACCAGTGTTTACCGGAACGTCTTGCCAATTAACCGTATTACCGTAATCAGGGAGA